AAGATATGTTCGTATTGGAGGTCGAGACGAGGTCGAGGTCGGTCAGACCCGTGACCGTGGAGGTCGCGAGGGCGTTGGAACGGATGTCTCCGAAGACGTGGAGTTTTTCCAGGGGAGTAGCCGTCCCCACTCCCACGTTACCGGTCGCAATGATGGAAGGAGCTCGCATATCCAGGATCCCGGTGGAGGTAAGTGTCGTATTGACAGACTTTGCTGTTATATCGCCTGTTGTAGTTAGGGTGGTGTTCACCGAGCTGGCAGTTAGGTCCGTGTTCGCGACGAGGTCGAGGCTGGTCAGACCCGTGACCGTGGAGGTCGTGAGGGCATTGGAACGGATGTCTCCGAAGACGTGGAGTTTCTCAAGGGGAGTAGCCGTCCCCACGCCCACGTTACCGGTCGCAAGGATGGAAGGAGCTCGCATGTCCAAGATGCCGGTGGAGGTAAGTGTCGTATTGACAGACTTTGCTGTTATATCACCGGTCGTAGTTAGGGTGGTGTTCACCGAAGAGATGTTGGCATTGGATGTCGCGACGAGGTCGAGGTCGGTCAGACCCGTGACCGTGGAGGTCGTGAGGGCATTGGAACGGATGTCTCCGAAGACGTGTAGTTTCTCAAGGGGCGTCGCCGTCCCCACGCCCACGTTACCGGTCGCAAGGATGGAAGGAGCTCGCATATCCAGGATCCCGGTGGAGGTAAGCGTCGTATTGACAGACTTTGCTGTTATATCGCCTGTTGTAGTTAGGGTAGTATTCACCGAGCTGGCGGTCGTGTCTCCCGTGGAAGAGAGGGTGGTATTGACCGAATTGGTTGAGAGATCGCCGGTGGAAGAGAGGGTGGTATTGACAGAATTGGTAGAGAGATCGCCAGTGGAAGAGAGGGTTGTATTGACAGAATTGGTAGAGAGATCTCCAGTGGAAGATAGGGTGGTATTGACCGAATTGGTAGAGAGATCGCCGGTGGAAGATAGGGTGGTATTGACTGAATTGGTAGAGAGATCTCCCGTGGAAGTCATGACCGTATTGACGGCGTTGGTGGCGATGTCTGCCGTTGCCGATAGGGTGGAATTTGTTCCCGAGATGACCACATTACTAGTGGCCGTCACGTTGGCGAAGGTTCCCATCATGTCCAAATTGGGTGTTCCCGTGACGGTGTACGCATTCACGACATTGGCCTTGACATCACCCTGAACATGGAATTTTTCGAGGGGTTCTGCCGTCCCAACTCCAACATTACTGGTCTTGGTTATGACGAAGGACCTTTGTGTTCCCGTAATAGATGTATTCTGAGGTGCCGTAATGAAGAAGAAATTATCGGTGGTATTTTGGATTCCCATGTCGACCACGTAGGAGTCATCGGGGCTGTTCTCATTGGACGGTTGAACCCTTAGGCGCATCTGTCTCGAATCGGCAATCGTCGAATTTCCACTGACATTGCTGAATAACTCAAAGGGGACCCTCGTCGACAATGGGCCTCCTTCCTGACCCTCGATAATGGCATCTCCTACCACTTCCATTCCATGTTCAACTGTTGTCCCTATACCAACGTAAGTAGGCATTCCTTTCTACTCTTTAGATAATATATTTTCAAGCGAAGTTACTCGTGAGGATAATTCCTTCACTGCCGCAACGAGATATGGAATCATATGTGATTTATCAATAGTCTGAATGACAATCTCTCCATCTTCATTTATTTCATCCTTATTACCTGTCACAGCCTGTGGAATATGTTCATTGACCTGGTGGGCTATGAATCCTGCGACCTGCTTGTCCGGATGGCTATTGAATGTGAACTGGACAGGTTCTAGACTTTCCACCTTTACCAGTGCATTGGAGAGGGGTTCCACATTTGATTTTATTCTATAATCCGAGGGCGTGGTATAGTTGGTTGACCCTCCCACCTGCGTTATTCTTCCATATACTGTGGCGGAATCCATGAAGCTCATATAGACATTTGCCGTGTGTTTGACATTTACCCTCCCGTCGGATGTATCAAAGGGGACGGTACCTGGCGTGGTTATAATGTCGGTGAAATAGAATTTTGGATTCGTGGGATTGGAATAGGGATCTCCGAATAATCCGCTGAGTCGGAAGGATCCATCCATGGTCAGTTTATAGGTAGGATCGGCGATGCCTATGCCTATTTTTCCAAATTTCCCTATGTTAAAAAAATCTTCCTGATTATTTCCAATGAGGAACCTGATATTTCCTCTTTCCCTTTGTATAATATTCATGTCGGCATCGGCGTAGTTCACCAAATAACTTTCGCCCGTGTTCTTTTGTCCCATTCCGAATATATTAGAACTGGGACCCGAAACGACTCCAATGGACGCCTCTCCGGTGCTTGTATCCGAGTTTCTCACCAGTATTTGTCTCGTACTGGTATTATTGACATTTATAGACACGTTGGTTCCCAATATATCTCCCCCCACGTTGAGTAATCCGCTTACTTTTAGATTGGAGGTAATGTAGTTAGTATCTATCTTCTGGGAAGAGATATTGAATATACCCCCCAAGCGCATGTTGTTCGCCACAAAGCTTCCATCTGAACGCATACTCTTGGTGGAACGGACATCATCGGCAAATATGTTGGTGGCATCTACGTTAGCAGATGCCTTGGCACTTCCTCCGACCTGCACCAGATATCCAGAGTCTACTGTGCTTGTACCAAAGCCCACGTTGCTGGCCACCTCTATTATACTAGAACCTCCCGAATAGGACGATATGAGATCCGAAGATATGCTTCCAAGGATACGAAGATTGTCACCGAAATCTATTCCCTCTGTTGCCGTAATATACCCCATCGAAAAGACGTTTCCCGAGACGTTGAGGTCTCCCAGCACTACTGCATTTGAATTCATTTCCACATCTTCGTTCGCGACCAGTTTCTTATGAACATTGACAAAGTTCGTTTCAGAAGTGATATCGGAGGACGTAAGTGAACCCCTAACGTATACATTATTCATAACTGTATCTCCTACCACGTAGAGGTCTCCCTGCACGCTCGCGTTTTTATCTACTCCAAAACTCAGCGCCACGTCTCCCACTCGCATTCCCGCACCCCTGAAAATTCCCCCGATACTCATGTGAGAAGTTGCCGTAACGGATCCCTGGACGTGGAGCTGTTCCGTAAAGGGACCACTCACTCCCACTCCCACGGAGGACGCGGTCATGCTATTTGTAACAAGTGTATTTCCCACCACGTGTAGTTCCCTCATAGGCGTGGCCGTTCCTATACCCACTCCGTTATTCGTTAATAAGTGGATTCTATCCGATGCCATAACCAGGCTGGAAGATGACGAAATACTTAGGGGATTTATGGTATCATCCTTTATAGTTCTGGCCGTGAGAACTCCAACGTGGGCGACCGGAGAGTATCTATTTCCCACCGAAGCTCCCAGTAATCCTTGACCCAATCGGAGGGTTGCCCCCGTGTATCCTCCTCCTATGATGCTATTATTCAGACTGACGATGTTCCCAGTCGTGTAGACGTTTCCCTGCACGTGGAGGAGGTCAAGCGGTTTGGTGGTTCCTATTCCGACATTAGATGATATCATGTTAATGGTATTTCCGCCGGTGATAAGATTTATGTCTGGATCTCCTTGGATACTACTAAAGGCGAAACTGGCACCCGGATTGAATGAATTTACAACTTTTAGACTCGACACTGTGACCGTACCCGTCGCGATGTCGGTCTTAAATAATGGATGGTTGGTCAAACCCAATATTCCATTCGAAAGCTGAACAGCACCTGCTTCACCAGAGGAATATACACTACTTCCGCTTCCCTCAATGGAAGATGACTCTCCTGATATACCATAACTTCCTCCGAAAGAACTCATTCGTCTAATAATTAGAGATATAAAAACATTGTATTAGAATATATGTACGGTTTCGATCCATCTAACCCCGTTCATGTGAAGTGGCTAAAGGGTTCATTCGATATCATGGAGGAATTTATGGATCCCTCTGGAACAAAGAATACCAGAAAGGTATTGGATTTCATGAACGATAACCCCTTCGATCTGGTGGTATCAAAGACAAATGTCATGGAGTTGGCGGAGACTCACATGGCATTAGGCTGTATTTACGCTAAGGCAGTTCTTCAGGGAAGTGCCTACATCATCACTCGACCTTCGCGATGATCGTATAGTTCTGGTAGATTCTGGATGCCTTCCTGATTATATCATCTTCCAGCGATTCTTTGTAATAAATAGGAATAATAACGATTACATTATGGCTTTCGTGATTGACCCTCGTCTCTATTACGATATTCCGGATGCCATCGTTATTCTTCCCGGTGACTTCTAAATCAAATGTTTCCATGTGCATTTTATGGAACTATGTTTAGAATCTTTTAATTGATACTACGTGCAAAGGGGTTGTTATCAAGTTGTCTCTTGGCCACGTCGAGATTCTGCGAGTGAAAATTGGCATTTCCCTTATACACATTATTATCCTGACGCCACGTGACGGCGTAGTTCTGACTGATCCCCTGATTTCCCGAACCACCCTTGGCCTCTACCGAGGCACTTCCCCTATTCTGAGTCACCATCCCCTGGGAGATCTTCCCCTCCATGACGTTCATCCGACCGGCGGGAGGCCTATATCCCGCATTTCCCCTTTGCGAGGGTCGGAGGAGGAGTGCCGACTGGGTACCCTCGTATCCGCCGGCCGCCAGGCCTCCCGGACCCGCCACGTCGTTGATGCGCGACACCAGCGAAGCCTTATTCCTGGTGGGATTCTCCTGGCTGGTGCTCATGGACACGGTGCTCTTGGCCGTACCGTAGGAAAGGTTATCGCCACGGTAGGAAGTCTCCGACCTATTGGTGGTCTTCTGAGACTTGATGTACTTCTCCCTCCGGGCCATCCCCGTCATGGCGCCACCCTGACCCTGACCCCGTCCCTGCTCGAGGGGTCGAAGACCACCTTCGCCGAGGAGGACGTGTGTCTTTTCGGGCCTATTCTGAGTGGTAACCAAGCGGTTCGTACCAAGGCTGACGAAGTCCTTGGCCGGCCCGCTCCTCCCGGGAAGGTGGGTGAGACGGTAGGCATTGACGTTATTGGGCATGACCCTCATCTTCTGATGAAATCCTCCATAGGCCGGGACTGTCGCCGGGACGCCAATGCCCGGTCCCACGTAACGCTTTTCGGTCGACGATAGGTTATTCATTTTCCCCGAGACATTTTCCCTTCCGTAGAGATTGTAGACAGGCTGTCCGAAGGGATTCTGCGCGTTCGGCACGACGTCGGACATATTCTTGATGACGTCCTTCCTTGCTCCCAGGGGCGTCTTCCCCTGCGAATAGGATCCCCTGGTTGCCGGACCGGTGAGCATCTCGGTGACGGCCGACAGGTTTTCGCCTGGGTTGTTTATATTCCTATGAAAATGAGGCATAGGCCTTTGCGTATCTGGCATGGATGTATAACCTTCTTTGCGGTCGCTTACGGCAATCTGTCTTCCGATTGCGGCGACCCCTAACAAGGCAACGAGACTCAGTGGGTCCATATTAGAACTAGCTTAGAAATTATAACGACGCGAAAACATATCGTTCTGAACATTGGCCCTGCTGCTGACAGGATCCCTGGCACGGGTCCTCAGGGGCACAGAGCACTCCATATTATTTATGGGAAAGTCGTGGGACCTTCCTGCGTACCCCTTGGTGAAGTAGCTGGTGGACTGGGGTCGGAGCATGTCCTCGACCATGATAACATTTGCCGGAGCGCCCCTCCCGGCCATGTAGGGCGACGTCCCGAAGAGGGGCGTGCTGGCCCTTCCGGAACCCGCGTAGTTGAGATTCGTAAGGGTTGGCGCTGCCACAAAATTTGACGTGGCGCATTCCTTGGGGAGGGATTCCCAATCGAGCATGATAGACGCTGTATTCAGGTTCTGTGCCATATTATTAGTATAGTATATTTTAAAGTTAAGCTTTGACGGATCCACCTCCGCCGGCCCTATGCTGATGGCGCTCGGGCATCCTGGACTGACCGAACATGGACTTGTCGTTGGGGAAGCACGCCTCCCTCTCCGAACGGCACACCTTATCGATGACAGGTCCGTAGGCAGCCTTGGCGAAGGCCTCCTGGTCGTTGGGGATGGTCGTGGAAGGCATGCTGTAAAAGGCCCGCCTGGATTGGTCCCTGCTCGAATAGACGTCGGCCTGATCCCTGGGAACTCCCGTGCCCATTATCTTATTTATGGTGTTCTTTACGGTGGGGTAATAGGCAGCCGACGCCCTCTTCGGATTGTCGACGTAGTCCGTCATGAGAACGTTTCCCATGGGATTGTCCTTGGTGGGTGCGGTGAAGGTTCCCCCTTCCGGCGCATAGGCTGTTCCGTCGGAGACGAAATTCGCCGGGCGCATGCCCTCCTTTACATTTCCCATCAGGAACATGCTGGCCATGACCAGGATGACAGTCATGCCGAGGTAGATCACCCTTACGTCCCTGTTAAGGAGAAACAAAACAGTCATGGTGTATAAAATGAAGCGCGTGGCAGCATTCAAGCGTTCCACGCGATTCTGCTTGGCCAGGGGCCAGAAAATGAGAATCTTATTCCTGGCGAATAGGTGCAGCGGGTTTCTAAACCATGGTTGTTCCATACTTATAATATACTAACTAATTTTTCTTCTTGCGATTGATCCGCTTCTTGGGTGTTGGAGGAGTCGGCGAAGAGGGTGCATTTCCGAGGTCGTCCTGATTCAATAAATTTCCGAGATTTCCCAGGAGCGGACCGAGGGCCCCCATGATCTTATTCTGGTCCAGACCTCCCCTTCCGTCACCAAATTGTTCCTCGGCCTTTTTGGTAATATCCTGCATGAACTGAGGATTGATGAGATTTCCCAGGAGTCCCGATAAGGGGTTATCGCTTCCAGATTCCTCCTGTGTATTCAAAAGAGAATTCATCATATTTTCCATGGTCGCCTGAGATACGGGGTCGCTCATCTGCGCGATCTCCTCTTCGCTCACGCTATTACCAAGGACGTAGAGTCCCTGAACGTACTGCCAGATGGCTGCCCGACTATTATCGGAGAGCTCGGACTTCCACATGCTCTCAAGGTCCAGCGTCTTGAGGATTCCGTAGTTCCTACTGAGCTCTTCGTAGATGGCCTCGTCGCGATTGCGGATAAGTTCCTCGTGGGGACGGACATTCTTCATGAAGGTAGTCAGACAGAGGGAGGGATCCTTCTTGATCATCAGGCTGACCGTACTGCGATAGGTCTTGGCGATGGTATTTTCCGGAAACGTATTCACCAACTCGTCCACGAATTGAAGGAGGAGATCATTGAATGCATTAACACTGTTTGACATTTACTATTCTTTCTCTATATTTTCTTTAATTAAATACCGCGGTTATAGTCCGGGAAGGGAGTCTGATAGATCTCTTCGGGCTGGGATGTTCCCAGGAATACCACCATGCCGGTCAAAAGGGCATTGAGAATGGCGGGCTTTATCATGGATGCATTTCTGGGCGGAGGCTCCCTATTCAGGATGGTGACTCCATATATGTAGAGCATGGTCACGATTGCCCCAAAGAGGGCCGCGTAAAAGGGATTCTTAAGGACGTCGCCCAACATATAATTTACCTAGACTTTAGTATTTTCAGCGCCTCGCACCTGGATTGATAAAGTCATCTTCGTCGGAAGGGGGAAGGTTCAAAGGTGCCGAGGTAGAGGAAGGGATCGGTGGAGGATCCCGCCTGCCAATAGTGTCCCTAAAATTGATCTTCTTGGTACTTTCATCCTCTTCCATTCTCTCTCCCAATTCCGGTGCCATCTCTTCACTGCCCATATCCATCCCCATCGGTTCCTCCGGTTCAATAGGTCCCTCGTTTTCATCATCCTCTTGGGTCGGTTCCTCGCCACCCAGACCCTCGCCCACTCCCGGAAAAATGTTTTCGTCGTCAGAGACGTTATTGATCTCGGCAGTGTGGATATCCTCACTCTCCTGCTTCATGATGTCCATGGGATTCTTGTGGAGGTAGGTCTTAAGAATCTGATTGATGGGGAGCATCTCCTTAACGGTCTCCTCGACCACGCCATCGACGAGTTCCACCAGGTCCTTGCGTCGCTCGTGCCGACTGGATTTTTCAAAGACGTAGGGATTCTCGTAGATTCGCTTGGCGATATTGGTGTAGACGCCCAAAAGGAAGACGTCGTTGGTCGGAATTTTGAGACTGACCTTGCGCGAATCCCTGGATAGGCGTACCGACGAAATGATCTTGACCGTGGCGACGAAGACGGCGGCGATCATCTCGTCCAGGCACCCTCCGCACCTATCGACGGCCTTCCCCACCTCGGCATCGATCTGGTAGTTGTTCCACTTTGGAATCCCCGCGATCCTTTCCTGGAAGTTCTTGAGGACCATCTTCCCTCCCGACTCTATCACCGACTCGGCGTAGAGATTTTCCATGGTGTCCAGCCCCAGGGGGAGGATAGTCGTCGTAAGCTGGTTGAGCAGTTCCTTTTTTGCCTCAACGAGAACGTGGAGATTTGAACCGTCCATAATTAGTGTTCGATGTTATTTTAAAGAGCGATAATTGTCCGCAGTCTTTTTCAGGTTCATTAGACTTTCCAGGGTATTTTCAGTGGAGGTCTTTGGTGCTACCTTTTTGGCGACCTTCTTGGTGGACTTTTCCTTGGAGGGAATCTTCCACGAAACGAATATCTCGCCATTCTGATAAAGTTGCGTGGTAAATCCTCCATTTTTGAGTTGCCTTTCCACCCACCTCGCTGCCGCGTCGATGTCGTAGGCTGGGTATCCCATAGTGAATCCCGATACCTTCACCCAGGTTTCGTGCTTCCCAATCTCACCCATCTGCTTTATTTTGGAGCTCGCCCTTTCGTAGAGTTCAATATAAAGTTTCTTTTTCATTTCCCTTTTCCTGTAATCGTGTTTCAACACGTCGGCCACAGTCAAGGGCATATCTATTTAACGCTTGAGCTTTTCTTTTACGGAATTTTCCACGGTGTCGAGGAGACTCTTGGTGGGCGCGATGCTGTTGGCGATGGTGTCGTATTTGAGCCAGTCTCCCGCCTTGAGATCGTCCTTGAAGGGTTTGATGACCGATTCGTCGTCGTACTGCTGGGTGGTAATTCCCTTGATCTCCATATCCTTTTCGTCGCCCATGGCGATGGCGTCCAGCTGAATTCCGTAGTAGCGCTTTGTTTCGAGGAGGATCATCCTAACCCGGTAGGTCAGGGGAACGCCCAGGGGAATCATGGCGACGCTCTCATTCTTCTTCAAATTGTCTAGGTAGCTGACCATAGCAGCCCTCTTCTCGCCATCCTCGTCGTCAACGGTCGGTAATTCCAGGCGCGATTCCAGGTACTTGATGTAGGCCTTATATACGTCGGGCCTCTCCTTCTTGACCTTTTCCATGGATGCAGCGGACGAGTACATTTCGATGAACACGGTTTCGATGGGACAGCACGAAAGGCCACGCTTTTCCCTGAGCATCTTGACCACCCCCTTGGCGATGTTTAACACCACCTCGGGAGGCACGGCTACCTCGTCGACCTTTTCGCCGGCGATGTCCATGGTTCCCTCGGTGATTATCTCACTGACGGCCGGATTGAATCCAGCGAAGCCGAGATCCCATTTTAGGCCCTCCCTGTTCGAGAGGAGGAAATATCCTGCGATTGTAATTATGATTACAACTATGATGATTAGAATTCGCATCTTATTAGGTGTTGCGAAATTATATCTATGAATATTTTCCTGTCTTCCCGCAAGGGCGATGTTTGCCATTTTTATTTACAGTCCGAGATGTCTTCACTGCGGTGAAATATTCAAACTCCTTGAAAATAATCCGATCGCCAATCACATCCAGCTTCACAACGTCCACGAGAAGCCCATCCCAGAAGAGCACAAGAAGATGCTTACCCACGTGCCGGCCGTCATCCTCAAAGATGGGCGACTCCTCATCGGGAACGAGGTACGTCAGTGGGCCCTTTCCATGATCCCCAGCGACGTGGAGTCCTATTCGAGGAAGTCCTTCGCAGCCTTTGACGGAAATCCTAATAACATTCCCACCCTATTTTCCCTAGACTCCTACGGGACATCCCTGGCAGCTCCCATGACGCCGGACCTCGAGGAAAAAATCAATAAAAAGACAAATGTTTAAAAGATTAACGCACTCTGATAGTAAATGTATTTCAAAACGATTCAAGCAACTGCCTTTAAGAATATATTCGAGGTTCTCAAGGATATTCTTAATGACGTCAATGTTTCCTTCAGTAAAAGGGGCATCCACATGGTCACCCTGGATAATGCCCACGTCGCCATGGTCGATCTCTTCCTGGATTCATCCCAATTCGAGGAATACGAGTGTCAAGACGAGATCATCGTGGGAATCAATACCACCAACGTGTTCAGGGTACTCAAGGCCGTCAGTCCCAGCGACGTCCTTATCATGAAGATAAATGAGGAGCACGTGCTGGACATCGCCATCGAGAACGAGAAGAAGCGGAGCAACTTCAAATTGAAGCTTCTGGACATCAACGACGAGATTCTGGACGTTCCCGAACTTCCCCTGGTCACGATGACCCCCTTCCCGGCCCTGGACTTCCAGAGGTTGTGTAGGGATATTTCCCATATCGGCGACCTCATCAGCGTGGAGCGTTCATTCAAGAAGATAAGTTTCCGATGCAGGGGAGACTTTGCCGAACAATACACGGAGTTCGATATCGATTCGGATACTAGGGATTTTGGTTCCATGGTGGATACGTTTTCTCTCAAATATTTGAGCCTATTCACCAAGGCTACCTGTATGTGTTCTC